TGGATGGGTTGATTCCGACGAATGCGGCCGATGCCTTTTCTCCCTCTGCGTTAGAAAGCGCACCCATTCCCTTCATGTCTTTGATTGCCTCCATGAATCCTTGTGCCTGAATTTGATCATAAAGAACTTTGGCGTTTGCACTTTCAGTACCCGGAATTCCTGTATAACCAACTCCAAAAAGACCACCAAAACCCGGATGATCTCTTAACTCGGTCATCAATGAAACCATGCGTTCAGACTTTGCTTTTACTGATTCTGCAACTTGTTGTTTAGCAACTTGTTCCTCTTGGCGTTTTTCCATTGCAATAACATCACCAACGCTAGGTGCTGACTTCAAGGTTTGCACGCCAGTCAATTGACCATCTTGATATGACGCTTCATACGTTCCAAGTGGATCAAGGTTCAATGCCTTGGCTTCTTCTCCAGTGATGATTTTAGCTTGTTTCTGACCACCTTGTTTTTGATCCACATAAACACCACGGGCAAGTGATCTTTTGATTGGTGTAGCTTGAGATGGAGAAGCAACTCCAGCCTCAGTACTGGCAGTAGCAACACCCTGACCCTCTTGAAGCATTCGTGCTATTTCAGCCTGTTCTGCTGGAGTACCCATAGCTTGTTGGGTCATGTCACCACCCATAGAAAGAGCGTTATCAATACCAGCAGGGTTTGCTTGAGCAGAACGTTGTTGACTCAATCTCTCCAATGCTGGGATGATTGATCCTTTAGCGAAATCTCGTTCATTAAATTTACCATCGGCAGCACCGGGATCGTTAGACTTGTGTGGTGGGATGAACATTGCACCCGGAATGCGCCCAAGCGTGCTAGCAAGTACCTGCGCATATCCATCTGGGTCTTTCTCCATTACCGCCCGAGATGCCGCATCACCAACAAAGAATGGTTCAGTGTGGAATCTATTAGCATTTCCTCGATTGTCGTTCTGTTTTGATGTGCGAACACCACGAATTGGAACATTTACACCACGTTCAGCAAAGTATTGTTGAGTTTTTGCGACATAATCTTGAGCAATTTGACGCTCTTCTTTAGTGGCATTGTTTGGAATGATAATCTCAATACCTTTTGCGTTCTTGTTGGGGGCGTCATTGAAATCCAATGAAATCTGCCTATTAGTCGGGCTTGATGCTGGAAGCAAATCTCGTGTTTTGTATGTAAAACCAAAAGCACCATTAGATGGCATCACTTGAGATGTAGGAGTAGGCATTGCTTCTCCCTCCCAGCCCTCTTCTCCAGTAACGAACTTTTGAATGTTTTTGATTGGCTTTTTAGTTCCAATTTCAGCGGAATTACCATACTGGTCCATAAGGACATCAACCTCTACGGGACTGCCATCCACATTTACGGTTGTCTTCGTTTGCTCATATTTAGGTGCTGCACCTTGAACTGCTCCATACTCCGCAGCAGCTGTGCGCCTTTCTTCCATTCCAAGTTTGGCTCCCTTGTATGCTTGATCCATCTGCAAACGTTGCTGTTGCAACAGCATGCCTTGGGCATTACGCATCTCTCCAATACCCATGTTAATGACATTAGAGATGGAATCAGCAATAGCGGTCCTCTCATCAAGAGGAAGATTTTCATCCTTTAACTGGTCGCGGTATCCTTGCAGTGCTGGAGCCAAGTCTGGAAATAGCTTCAACGCAGCGTCGATCTGCACATCGCTTTTCTTGATGAGCTTCTTTTTCTCGCCTTGTTGCTTGAAGTAGTCAGCAGTTTGTCCAGCTAGTTGTGATATAATTTCACCTTGAGCTGCCATAGCCCTGCCGCCAGCTTCAGCAACTCCAGAGTAGTTTGGTATTTGGTATCCAGAAGTTTGTATTTGTCCTGCTACGAGTGCCATGATTTTATTTAATTAGTGAGTAATCCACAGCTTTGAGTCCATTGAACTCGCGTACAGCTTCTGGATGAACCTTTTCAACATCTTGAGCCATAACGCCCATTCTAGTTACATTGTCACCCTTGTAGGTATATGTGAAAACTGGAAGGCCACCATCAGTGATTCCAATTTGTTTAATGTTGGTTTTCACTCTGCGATCTGATGCGGACATTGCGAACATTCCAGCCGTACCAATTAGATCGCTAATCATTTTGTCTTGAGCTGCTTTTTGCTCCATCTCCAACTTAAATTGTTCAAGACTTCTTTGATCCATTGCCCCAGATTTACCAAGAGCTAAATTAAGTGGCAGATTGTAATCAAGATCTGGACTCATAGACTTGCCAAGATTCAACCCGATATTAGCAAGGTTGGTTCCAGCAGTGTATGATTCTGGGGTTGTCTTGAACAACTCAAGACCCGGCTTAGTATAAAACCCTCCAGCCATTTCGTAACTACGAACTCCAGCTTGTGCTGCCTCATCACGCAGTTTCGACCTTTGATTCTCAATATCCATTCTTTGGTTGAAACCAAGCTGACGCTCTTGTGTGCGTTGTGCGCCACCAGCAATACCTTGATTGAACAATGCTTGTTCTGCTGCGAGTTGCTGACCAGCAGCACCAAGTTGCTGGGTAAATGCTTGTTGACCAAATGCTGCCGCTTCGCCTCGACGGGCAGCCTTCGCCGCCTCACGGTTTTGTATCTCTGCGGCAATGGCAGCGTTTCCACCAAGCCTTCCAGACGCGCTGAATGCCTCTCTTGCTTGTTGTTGAGCGGAACGTTGCTCTTCTGGCGACAAAGACCCTCGACGAGCAAACGCTTCTTGTGCCATTTGTGTCGCACGGGTAACATCTGCATTAGTACCACTAATTGTCGGGTCGTATTGGCCAACCTGCGACCCGTACTGGTCAATCATTCCTCCTGCGCGGCCCATAAAGTCTGACTCCAGACCTTGAGCTTGCGCTGCGGTTTGGTTTGCTTGAGCGACTGCTGCCGCTTGTTCTGGGGAAAGTGACTCCATTAGTCCCCGAACACCACCAGCTTGACCTGTCGTCAAACCAAGTTCTTTGGCGCGGAGGTTTGCCATAGTGTCAGCAGCCCTACCACCAGCTTCTGTTTGCAATCCCTCAAAGCCACCCATTGCCAGATTGCCAAAGTCAAACCCCTGCTTGATGAATCCCGGTGCGTACTGGGAAGCAAGATCCATGAATGCTGGGAGTGATTTGCCATAATAACCAGTGACCCCAGCAAGTTGCTCGTCAGTAAGATTAAGACCAGTTTTCTTGTTTACCTTCCAAATGTCCGTGAGATTTGGCACTTTGGGTGTTTTTTTGTCATCAAACACCAACCCGAAAGGGTCAGCAAGTTTTTTTCCTATATCTAAAAATCCCATAATTTTATTCTATTGCTTTTGCTAGGTGCTGGTTCATCTAAATATTGAAACTTGTCCCCAAGTTGGGTCGATGCGAGAAGTCGATGTTTGGATCTGTGAGTACGCAATGTCAACCGAACCTGCGGCTTGAGAGAAAACTCCAGCTATTTTATGTGCGGCATTTGCATCGCTTCCAGTAATTGTTGCATACTCTGCATCTTGCATGGCAGTTGTAAAGTAAACTGTATATCTGCCCTCTGCGGTTCTCGCTACACGATAAACATTTCCAGCCGATCTAATTGTGCAATCTCCATTTGTTGACCTGCCAGCAAAACTCACCCATGCCCTACATCCATAAATCGGAGCATCACCACTCTGCGCTCCATCCAACTTTGAAGCGGTAATCGCCCCGTTGGACACGGTGGACGCGCTTCCAGTGACATTGCCAGTTACATTGCCAGTAAGCGGACCAGAAAATGCTGTTGCGGTTACGGTTCCGTTAACATCAAGTCTAGTGGATGGGCTAGTCGTCCCAATTCCGACATTTCCATTCTGAAGGACATTAACAACATCACCAGATGTTGGGTTGTACAATGCCATGCGACCACCAGACCTGTTGGCAATCTCAACACGATTCCCCTCACCTTCGCTGGTTACTAATATCATATAAGCCATGTTCGTGCTTGATTCAAAGTAGCCAACACCTCCATCTCCATATGTATGAAGAATTAAATTAGGTGTTGCTGTCCCAATCCCAACATTTCCATCAGCGGTAATCCGCATGCGTTCAACCCCATTGGTAACCCATCTTTGTGAAGCCGCCCCATCTGTTGCATAGGTAAGTAAATTATTGGGTGACTGATGTTTAATTGAAAGTGTGCTATTAACACTATCAGTAAAAATTGCAGATATTTCATCTGCTTGAGTGATTGTAATTCTGTTTCCAGAAATACTTTGTGCGCCAAACGCAGGTGAAACTTTTGTCCCAGCAATAGCCGCAGATGCGTTAATGTCAGCATTTACGATAGTGCCATCGACGATGTTTGTCGATGTGACAGAGTTTGCTGCCATTTCATTGGATGTTATCCCTTGAGATCGCACTTTCAATTTTCCAGAAGCAACCTCAAGGGTCGTTCCAATAATCGCCTCATCGGTAACAGTTGTCTGGTCGATGATGTTATTCATCTTCGCGCTAGTGATTGTATCAGTAGCCGTAAATGTGTAGGTTGTATTGACTGCGCCCATAGCGTTACTTTTGTGAGATGATTTGTCTGTTTGTCACTGAGCCAGCAACTTTTACTGAGTTTATCTTGGGGGAACCTTGTGTTCTTGTCAAGATCATGGTTCCTGTATAGCCTCTAATTCCTCCAAGTCTGCACCTAATGCCAGCAGTTTCAGCTTCATTTGGCGAACTTGGTGATAGTATTTGCCCCCCAAGGAATTGAGTGGTGGTTCCAATCTCTGAAGCGTTGTCTGGATCTTCAGAGGCAAAAGAAATCATGTATTCTCCAATTTCGCCAGCAAGATTTTGCATGACAATCTGTGAATCCGTAAACCTTTTACGTTCCATTGTGCCAAGATCATACCCACGGGTGGTAAGTGAAGCGTTAATGGTAGGAGTGACAAGCAGAGAGCCAACATTTGACACGTTCAATCGGTCAACTGAGCTATCCACGGCCTCAAGTTGGTGCAGTCCACCATTTCCAGTAATTGCGTAAATGTTATTGCGCACCCCCGCGCTTCCAATCACAAAGTTTTTAATCAAAAACCGTGAATCTCCGTAGGTATCAAGCGACTCCCATCCTTTATTCAAGAAGTTAAACACCAAAATTGAGTTATTTCCACGTGCATCGTTGGCCCCAGCTACAGAATCCAATGGAACGGCAAGGTAATAACGATTATCGTACAGCACTCCTACAGCTCTATCCGCATAATCCTTGTTAATCCTGTCAATGTATGGCTGGATGTTCTTGGAAATAGGCTCATCAGCACCACGAAGATTATAATCGTTAAGGAACTCTACCGCATACACGCCATCGTCTGACAGGAACATCATTGTATTCCCACGCATGACAACGGACTTGCGAGCCAAGCAGCCAACCTCAGCAGTCAACTCCTTAACTTGGGTGTCCAGAAGACTTCCTTGAGTTCCAGACACAAGATGGAGACTGTTTCTATTAAGCACAACCAAGGCATCGTCATAGAACCCATGCATTCCAACTACATAATCTGCAGTGCCACCGCTAATGCGGAACTGGTTCTCAATCTGGTCGAATGTGGTTGTATCTAGGATATCAGAAACTGCAATCTCGTCTGTAATCTTGCGATCAGTATAGGTGACTGCATTATACGCACCAGACTGGTCGTAATAATATGGAACCCATAGGCGGCGTTGGAAGTATGTACCCCAAGGCGCACCTGGCTGGTGCATAAATCCACCACCAACGCTAAATCTGCCGCCAATTTCAATCTGCTGTGAGCCAGATCCGCTTGATATGTTTCCAATCGGGGCGTAAAACTGAAGCAGAGTTGTTGTTGCGTTAGTTAAATAGAACTGTTGTCCGACAAATGCAGAGAACTCTGGGATTGTTGCCTCGTAAAGAACAACAACATCTCCTGCTCGAAGTGTTACATTACCAGTAACGGTTGTTGAAACCAATCCATTGGTTACAGTAACATTGCTCCCTGTGGCATTAAATGTCTGCGGCTGAGTGTACGCACCGCCAGGAGACAGGGTAAATCCATCAGTCATGGTGGCAGCAGTAACAACAAAAGTCTGTGTCTGGCTGGTGGTGAAAACATACTGGAATGTATCTTGGCTTGGGACTGCAGTTACAACAAATGTACCATTGGCTGGAGTTCCACCAGTAAGTCCAGCGATGACTACCGTAGCCCCTACAAATAACCCATGTTCACGGACGTTTGCCGTCACGGTTGTCGTTCCAGCTTGAGAAGCAGACAAAATTGGCCTTCCGTTTGGATACCACTCAAACGCTTGCTGCCCATTACGGAACAGCATCACCTTGTCAAACACCTGGATCATTTCGGTGTCAGCACCAAGTGCTTGCCCAATCGGGTACGGAATGTCTGTGGCGACATAGGTGGCAAGGTCGATCTTCTTAGCAACAGTATCCAACGCGACAATCACATACTCCTTGTTTCCAGTATTAGGGTCACTGAACAAACAGGACGCTCGCACATTGGCGTTAGCCGCATCGTTGATTGGCATCTGGGACAAGGTTCCAGCAACATCCGAAACAGAAGTCACACCTGTCACCGTGTACTGCAATGTATTTGCATCAAAATAAGACAGCAGGTAATCTCCATTAACCGCAGAATCTAAGCCACTTACTGTAGCCCATCCACTTGATCCTGCCTCAAAACCATGGCTGTTAATCGTAATGCTAATCACACCAGAGGATGCCGTAGCATTTGTGATTGCTTTGGAGGTCGAGGTGATAACGGACGCAGATGTCGTCGTGTAAGTCCCAGATCCACCAACCAGCGCATAGGTGATGCTAGATCCACTAGCAGTCGCGGCAGTAAACACTCCATTGGGGTCAGTGCCAGTAGTGTAGCCAATCCCATGAATGTTTAGTGCAGCACCAGCACTCAACCCGTGAGCGGATGCCGTAGTCAAGGTTACAACCCCAGAAGTCACAGAAGCAGCCGTGATACCCACGCTGGACCCAACCAAGT